AGGATAATATTTTCTTTCTTGTTTATCCCACTTTAGTAAATTGTATTTACCATTAGTCATGTCAGAAACTATAGAGCATGCTACACCAATAATTGCAGGATCACCAGTTAATAATAAATAATCGTCCGTAGTAAAATTTTTTAAACCTTTTCTAAGTTTATAAATTAATGGTCCAGGAGAAAAAATTATTTGTGATAATTCAGGTAATAAAAAATTAAATTTACCTGATGTAGAATAATCAGACGCACCAATAATATTTATTTTAGGTCTACCATCAGCACTACCAGCAATTTCTTGTATTACATACACTTTTTTTTCTTTCATGCTTGACAATATAGGTCTGAGTTGTTATCTTGTCAAGTAGAAAGAAGAAAAATTATGAACTATAAATTTAAAACAAAACCGTATGCACATCAAATGACTGCATTAGAAAAGTCATGGAACAAAGAAACTTATGCTTATTTTATGGAAATGGGTACAGGTAAAACAAAAGTATTAATAGACAATTTAGCAATGCTTTATGATAAAGGTAAAGTTAATGGTGCATTAATTGTTGCACCAAAAGGTGTTGTAGGAACTTGGTATAGTAATGAATTACCGACTCACTTACCTAGTCACATAGAAAATGTGACCGTTTTGTGGCAGCCAAATATAACTAAAAAACAACAAGATAGTTTAGATTCTTTGTTTGCTGAAGGTGAAGGATTACACATTATTATTATGAATGTAGAAGCTTTTAGTACAGACAAAGGTAAAAACTTTGCTAAAAAATTTATGTCTTGTCACAATACTATGATGGCCATAGATGAATCTACTACTATTAAAAATCCTTCTGCTAAACGTACAAAAAGTATTTTAGCTTTAGCAAAAGAATCTAAATATAGACGAATAATGACAGGTTCGCCTGTTACTAAAAATCCACTTGATTTGTTTAGTCAATGTTATTTTTTAGATCCGTTTCATTTAGATTTTACTTCTTATTATGCTTTTAGAAATAGATATGCAGAAATGAAAACATTACATATGCATGGAAGATCTATACAAGTTGTAGATAGCTATAAAAATTTAGATGAGTTAGCTGTTCAATTAAAAACATTTTCTTATAGAGTATTAAAAGATGAATGTTTAGATTTACCAGATAAAATATTTATTAAACGTCAAATTACATTAACACCAGATCAACGTAAATTGTATGATCAAATGAAAAAACAAGCATTAGCCATATTAGAAGGTAAAGTATCTAGTACTAAAAATGCTTTGACTCAATTAATGAGACTACAACAAATTACTTGCGGTCATTTTACAGACGATAATGGTGCTACTCAACCTATTGAGAACAATAGAATTAATGAACTAATGGATGTATTGGAAGATGTAGAAGGTAAAGCAATTATTTGGGCACATTATCAGTATGATATGACTTCTATAATTAAAGCTGTAGTTAAAAAATATGGTCCGGGGTCCGTGGTTGATTATTATGGGCTCACGCCTAAAGAAGAAAGACAACCTAATATTAAGCGTTTTCAAGACGACCCTAAGTGCCGATTTTTCATTGGAACCCCCTCTACGGGCGGCTATGGGATCACATTGACGGCTGCAAACACCGTTATATACTATTCTAACGGATATGATCTCGAAAAACGATTACAGTCAGAAGACAGAGCACACAGGCTCGGGCAACAAAAACCAGTGCTTTACATCGACATAAATGCTGAAGACACGGTGGATGAAAAAATCGTAAAAGCTCTACGGACAAAAATAAACATAGCATCAGAAGTTTTAGGTGAAGAATTGAGATCATGGATATAGTAGGATATACGCGCAACGCGCGCTGTAATTTTTAATTTACGACTTTACCGCCGGACCATTCCATATCTGGAAGGCCTTCGGAATATTTTTTGCCGTCAAAGGTTAATACTTGTTTTCTATTTGAGTCTGATTCGTGATAGCTTATGTGGACCCAGCCTCCAGCGGGATCGTCTTTGTCATAAAATTCCATGATCAATTGATCAAAGTCTACGTTATTTTGTAACCAGTAAGCAATCTTAATGTTAGGCACACCAAATATTTCTAGGTCAACCGCCTGCCCCAGTGCGTGCTGTGATGTTTTTTTGCTGCCGATCGCTTCACAAAGCGCTTCGCTCCGATAGCCGCTGGTAACTGTCACAGGTTTGTCGAAGTGTGCCCGTAGCGGTTCTAAAACTTCATAACATAAGTCACCTAAGTTTTTTATCTCTGCTGATCCTGGAGTGTTGTCTATACCTTTACGTGTGGCAGTCATTGACTTGGTCATCTCTGAAAGAGTAAAATGTTTGCTGAGTTGCATAATTTTATTTTGTGATTAATGTAAATATAACATAGATCAAACCGCTGATCAATGCACCAGAAGTAATTAGTAATATACTTTCTATTCTTTGTATTTGAGTTTCAATAGAATGTATTTTGTCATGAGTTTGCTTTTGCATAATTCTGCATAGCTTTTCATGTGATTCAATTTTCTGTAATGCTTCGTCTTTTTTAGCCATTATGATCTACCTGCTATTACCTTTTCTGTCGGTGATAATAATGCAGTCTCCGTTGATGTCAAGTTAGTTTGTGGATCAATATTTGGCACTTGACTTAGTTGTTTAGATGGCATAGGCGTCTCCGGCAATGGTGGTGTTGTTACTTTACTTTCAAACTGTCTACCAGGTAACGTTTTCTCTATTAAATTTTTACCACGTTGTATGAAACCTGGTCCACCAAATCCTGAACCAAAGAAACCTGTTGTGTTAGGATTCTTACCTTCGTACACTGCTGTTTTACCTTCTGGATCTAATGGTTTGTTTTTGTAAGCTCTCATAATACTTTTAAGTTCTGATTTAGGATATAAATAATCATCATTAATAAAGTAATTTAATTTTTTGTTTTCAGCACTTAATTCCTCAGTCAGTTTTTCAACAGCTGCTACTTTCTTTTCAAATCTAGCTTCAGAAAAAGGTACTGGTGTAAATTCACCATTCATTAAATTTCTTAAAGTTTTTCTTCCTATTCTTTGTTCTTTTAATTTCTTTTTAATAACAGAATCGTCTAAACCAATAGTCCGTGCGTCTTGTATCATTTGAAAAAATCCTTGTTGAATTCTTAATGCTTCGTCTTGCATATCGACAAACTCTGCTAACGTAACTTCTGGCCCTCTATTTTTATAATTAGTAGGTGAATAAAGTTTTTCTGTATCATCAACTGCTCTCATCATTCTATTAAAAGCACCAGTTTTAAATTCCATAGACTTTAAAATATCAATATTAATAATTCTAACTCCAGAAAACAAAGCAAGTAATTCATCCGACAAATCAATTCTTTGACCAGACTTAGTTAAGTCGTCAGTTGCACCTTTGTACATTTTTTGTCCTGTTGATACTAATCCTGGTTCTACTGCATTCATTAAATGCATAAATGATTTTTGCATTTTATCTCCAATGTCATCAGACTCAGAATAAATTCTAACACCTTCAGCTGTTCTACCCCCTCTACCTCCAAGTAATATTCCACCTGGTTGTACATCTAACAAAGCTTCTAGTCCTAATTGTTCTGACATAAATGGTGCTAACATTTCCATCAAAGGTCCATCTTTAGATAACATCATTTCCATTACAAACGCTTCTGTATCTTGTGGACTTAAATTTTGTTCTTCTGCTTTTTGCATTACTGCAGAAAAAGGTTTTTGTAAAAAATCATAAGGACTAAAGTATGAAAAGTTAAATGCTTTTGCTTTACCATCTTTAAATCCAGTAAAGGCAACTAAGTTTGCGTTTCTATCCCAGTCAGCACCGAATGATCTTTTGTAAGCATCCCATTGTGTTTCTGATGTACCTGTTAATGCTTGACTTAAAGCAGTTACTCCTGCTCCTGTACCTGCAAAAGCCATAGTAGTTCCTAACATTGCTTTCATTCCAATAGCTCTGATTAAAGGATCTGGATGAGCCATTTGTTTTAAATTGTAGTCCATGATCCGTGTTGCTGTACGCACGATCTCTGCTGGAAAGGCTACGAAGTTAGCAATAGGTAATTTTCTAATTGATTGAATAACGGGTGGCACCTTACTATAAGTAGGATAAACGTTTCTAATTTCATGAGCTGAAATTTGATCTAACATATCATCTAAAGTTCTTTTAGCTCCTGTTAATGGATTAGTTCTTGTCAGTCCTTTTAATCCCATGTAATCAGCGTACGCTAAAGCTTTTTCTATTGTTGGTAACAACGGTGTCATTTGTGATTTAACATACTGTCTACCATATATTTTCCAACCACTATCACCACCTGCATAAAGTTTTGTAGCATTTCTTACCATAGGTTTTTTCGTAAATGCTTCAAACAATTTATCTAATGTATTAATTGCACCACCTTTAATATCATTTAATACTGCACCAAGTTCTGATGATATAATGTTTTCATCCATTGTTCCTAGTTCAATTTCTTTTTCTATAAAATTAAATAAATCTTTTTTATTTATTTTACCGCTAGGAAATATATCTTCTAATACTATTCTAAATGAATCAGTGACACTAGATTTTCCGCCTATGTGACCTCTAGCAAATGGAAAGAATCCAGCTGAGTATACGTTACGTACTTGTGTTTGAGGTGAGAATACTGTTTTACCCATTTGTGTTAATACTTTAAATTGTAATAAGTGTCTGTACAGAGAACCTTTAATTAATTTATCTAACAGTCCGCCAGTGTTAGCCAGTCCTTCTACTAATTCTTTTGATCCATACTTTCCTTGAAGTGTGCTACTCATAACACCTAGTCCTGGTATCTTGTTAATTCTTTGAGCACCCGGACCTATTTTAGATATGGCCAAAGCTTCGTTGTCCACTACTTGTCCTGATTTTTTTAATACATTGTACAGCTCATCAAATGATCTTTTAGTATAAACTTGTCCCATCATTTCAGCACTTGTTGTTAGTACAGAACTTCTTAAACTTGTTTGTTCACCTAATAATTTTCTAATAGCATCTGGTAAATCTTCTCCTTTTTTTAAAAACTTGTAGTCATCGTTTCTTAAAAATCTAGTACCTATTTTTCTTAATGCATCAATAGGATCCATCTTTTCAGCTTTACCCGTGTATAAAATGTCATCTACAATAGTCCTCGCATATTCTTTTTGACCATTAACAATAGACATATTAGGATAGGTAGCCTTGGCTGCTATTTTAAAATCTTTATTACCTGGTATTACTTTTTTTAAAATAAAATCTATAGCGTTATCTTTTTCTTTTAATAAAGGTTGATACATTGGATTTTCAAAAATCGCAAAAGATCCTCTCATATATTTTTTAGTTTTATTTAATAAATCTGTTTTAAAGTCTGCAAACTTTTCACTCTTTGGTAGCATCTCACCATATACTTTTCTTAGTTCATCTAAGTTATCATTAATATCTTTAGCTGAAAAACGCATATCTTTAGGTAAAGTTTCTAGTTTTCTTTGACCTTTTAAATATTCAAGCACTCTATCTAGTTCAAAGTTCTGACCTACTGGAGATGTTGTTGCTGTGTTGTATTTTTTTTCAAATCCTTGAGCTAACTTGTAAGCATTTTCTTCTAAATCTGTTAATGCTTTGTCCATTCTTCTAGCTTTAGCTTTAAGTTTATTTTTTAAACTCTCTCCTAACAATCCCATTTCAACTGTGTCATCACTAAAAGATCTAAAAACTGATAAAAAGTCATCAAAACTTTTAGCACCTGCTAACGTTTTATTTGGATTAGTTTTACTTAACATTCTCCAATCTTTAAAAGGAGGTAACTGTCTTTTGACTAACAAAGGATTTTGTTTTGTCATTGCACCAATAATAGCTGGAGCAATTACATCTTTACCAATAAACACAGGAGTTTTTCTTATAAGATTTGCTAGAGGTTTAGTTAAATAAGTAACAGGAGGTTTAGAACTTACCCAAGCTATGCCATCCATACCTTTACCAATTCCTTTTAAAGAAGTAGCTACTGTAGGTCTAGCAACTCGTTTATAAACTTGTTGTACTCCTTTAGCCACTAATGGAAAACCTCCACCAATTAATGTACCTTCTTTACCAAATCTTAGTTTGTTTCTAAATGTAGCCGCAGCCAATTTGCTGCCTGTCAAACCTTCAGTAGACTCAGGTTTATTAATTCTTCCAAATTCAATATCTGTAAAAGGAATTTTATAATTTAGTCCATATTCCATATTAGGCTGTGAACCAGAACCCGTCATAGTTTCTGCAATCCCTAAAATTGTAGCATCTCTTCCCATTCTTTGTGCAATCTTAGAAGCTTTACTTGTACCCATAAACTTTTGTAGATTTTGTACTTGTTTATAAGTTTTAGCTCCGTTGACTACTTTAGTTGCAACACTTAATGGAACTGCATACTCTGTCATTAATTCTGCTATTCCTCCTGGTAAAGTTTCTGCTACACCTAAAGGTTCAGTCATTTCATTCATTTTTTTATTAAATTTAGTTTGAAAATCTGTATCAAAAACATAATCAATAGGACTTAATACAAACTCACTAGCAGACTGTACAAAATTAGGACCACCTCTTAGTATAGCTTTAGCTATATCACTATAACCTTCTACATATTTTCTTTTTTTTAAATTTTCAGGTTTACTTTCTTCTTTAAGATTTTGTATTACTGAAGGTAAGGTTGAAGAACCAAACATTAAAGATAATTTAGCTAAACCTTCTTTAGTATATTTAGTAGGTAATTTACTTTCATCAAAAGCTTTGCTGATAGCCATGTTAAAAGCTTCTTCAAACTCACTTTCTGTTTCTAGTTTACCTGATGGAATTCTTTTAGGTCTAACAATAATAGGTTCGTCTTGTAAATATTTTGGATCAAGTATTTTATTTACTTCGTAACGAGTACTATCACCTTTAGTGATGTCTTCTTTACCTATTTTATCAAAGATGTTTTTCTTAAGATCTCCTAAGAGAGTTCTTTTTTCGTCGGCCATGTTACGCTCCTGACGGTAATGCTAGATTTACTCCGTACTTCATATTGAATTGATCAACATCCATTTGTGTTTGTATCTCTGCAAAGTCTACTAAAGCTGCAGGGCTTTCTACTAAAATATTTATAATGTCATCTGAAATTTCTCTAGGTAATCTAGCTCTTAGTTCCTCAAAAGAAAGTCCTGATCCTTGGTCCGTGATTGGTTCTTCAATAGTCTCTGATGCCATAGCCATGCCTCCTGGACCCGCTACTTCTTCAGTCATTGTTTCTTCTATCTCTCCACCTTCGGCTCTACCTAAACGTTTGTTAATTTTATCTTGTTTAACCATTGCAAGATATTTTTCTTTAGCTCTGTTAGCTAAGTAAGCTTTATTTTCTCTAGCATAATCACCTTCAACAACAATTTCTTGTTCACCATCTGCATTAGTAATAGTTATTTCTTCTTCACTTTGTTTAATGCTCGTAGTAATGTCATCCATTATACCTTCAAAGTAATCTTTGTTACCATACAACGCTTGTAAATCTGCATCTTCACCGGAATAGATTGATAGTCCTTGCATAATTTTTGCAATCTGTAAATCATATGCATTTTGTCCGTTAGTATCGATGTATTCATCTTTTTCTGATACAGCTACAAACAAATCATCTAGTAATTTTTTACCAGCTTGAGCATATTGTGTTCTAGCTAAAGCATTTGATCCACCTTCTGAACCAAGCATGTCTGATTTAGCATCCATGATAGCTTTGTACATATCATTGTACTCATCACGTTCAGCACCTTCTCTAGCATATCTAGCTTTTTGAAATTGTTGAAATGGTTCTTTAGCTGCAACAGCTGCTGTTTGAAATATATTTCCTTGTGGTGTTTGTGATCCTAAGTTTAAACCAAAGTTAATTAAGAAGTCATTAAGCGATCTATCCGGTGCTCTTTCAGGTCTAGTCGCTTGATAATTTGTTATGTCTTCTTCTGTTGGTAAAACTCTACCAATCTCTGCATAACCTTGTCTAGCTTGACCGCCACTTCTAAACATTGGTCTAGTTAAAATTCTTCTCATGATTAATTTCTAGGAGGATTAAAGATACCACCTAATACAGCTCCTGTACTTAACGCTGTCTGCAACGGCGTAGGATTAGGTGTAACTTGTGATTGATATTGATTACCCATACCAGAAATAAGACCCATAACACCAGAACCATACTGACCTAATCTTTCATAAGGCTCCATAGCTCTTAATCTATTTCCTTCTTGAGTAGCTGTTAGTTGTGCTTGTTCTTGTGCTTGCTGTAGGCCGCCCAATAGACCCAACTGACTTACGTCTTGATTTTGTAATTGTTGTTGTTGTGTTGCTAAGTTTCTTTGTTGACCAAACGCTTGGTTAGCTAGTTGATTAGCTTGTGTGAAACCTTGTTGTAATAATCCTGATTGTAGTAAAGCTCTGTTCATGTCTGAGTTAGCTTGAAACTCTGCTCTTTGTACGCCTTCTCTACCACCACCTAAATTACCAGACATTGCTGCTTGTTGGCCTATGTTACTCATGCCTGCACCAGCTTGTTTGTCAAATGCTGCTAGTGATGCATCAATAACTTGTTGTTGATAAGGCGACATAAAACTTTGATAAGCTTGTGGTCCTGAGTAAGCTGCTGCTTGTGTCATGAAAGGTTGATATGCACCGATGCCTGATTCAGTTAAGTTGTAAGCTTGTTGTTGAAGTGGATCTTGACCGGCTACTTGTGGAGCATACATGTCCGTGTTCAATGGTACAGATGTTAAACCTGCTAATTGCGTTCCATAATCTTTACCTAAATCTTGTATGTATTGTGCTGGTAAATTTGTTACTGTTGATGTTGCCATATTATACTACCTCACTTAATCGTTCAGACACTTCCATCATTTCCATGCCTTCGGGTTTACCCTGTTTTTCTAATTCCTTCATAATACCTTGTAGTCTATCAGCGCCTCTGTCGATGTCTCCATCACCTGCACCTCTTACAGCATCAGCTGTGAATACAAATTCATTAACACTTAGTCTTGCCGGTACGTCATCTTTTTTTTCGTACTCACCAATTGGTACAAAGCCACCTTCTTCTCTGTAATCTTTTTCCATACCACCTAGGTCTAACATTTCTGATTGTTCAGTTTCCATGATTCCACCTGAGAGTCCTCCTTCAGCAAAATTTTCCATAGAAAATTCTCCCATGTCAGAACCGGCATCCCCTTCCATTCTAATAGAAGGTATATCAATTTCTCTTGAAGGTCTTCTCCCCATAGCTGCTCTCATTAATCTTGGATCAAATTTTTGAGAAGTTGATTCTACATTAGCAGCCATTGGTATTCCTGCACCTGTTCCTTGATTAACAATACTATTAATTATTTCTTCATTAATAGTAGCGTCTTTTCCTAAACCTAAATTTGTATTACTTAACATTTCTCCTGCACTATATATTTTTGTTTGGTCTGCTTCTGGAGCTGAGTATGATGCTTGTTGGACCATATCTTTTATACCTTCTGCTTCCATTTCTAGATCTTGAGGAGTTGAAGAACCTAGTTCTTGTATCTTATCTCTAATTTGTAAAGCCTCTCTCATCATAGGTAATACTTCTTCCATCTCTGCACCTACCATAGCTGCATTTATTTCTTGTAATCTTTTAACTAACATTTGTATTGATGTACTTACATCTGTTGAACTTCTTTGAAAAGCAGCTCCACCTTCAGCTAAATTAGCGGTTGCAAGCGGTTCGTTAGGACTGCCAAAAGACTCTAGCATTTCTGCGGGTGTATATTTTCTTGTAGAAAGTTCTGGTAAAAATCTTAATCCTGCTTGCATACCTTGTTTTTGATCTAATATGTTTGCGGCTTTACCTATATTTTGAATTCCAATACCTGTACCATAATCTGGGTCAATGTTTTCTGGTGTATCTATTTTGTCAGCAAATAGTCCTGCCGCTGCACCACCAATCGTAGATAATAAAGCTGGACTTAATCCAAACAAACTTCCTGTTGTTTTGGTGTTACCTTTTTGATCTTCATATTCATAAGGTTTAAAAATTGTACTACCAACTTTTTTTACTCCATCATATATTTGTCCAAACTCTGGCATTTGAAAAAAATTACCTCCACCTAATTTATTTAATCCCATTATTCCTGCTGCACCTATTGCAACTGGTGCTGCATATTTTTTAATAGGATCCATAATTGTTTCCTGGAACCATGAACCGATTCCATATTGTCTTCTACCATCTTGACCCATGATACCACCATAAGCTTTAGGTGTTCTAGATTGCATTCCCATAATTTCTTGTATCATTTCTTCTTGAGATAAACCTTGTTGTAACATTTGTTCTATTAATACCTCCATGTAATCTGGACTACGCAATAAAGAATCTATTGAATTTCCTGTATCGCTTGATCCAGCTATGTCTGCCATGTTTGGTCTACCCATCATACCACCATAAGCTTTAGGTGTTCTATTGTAGTGATCTAAATATTTTTTATGATTTTCATGCATTGCTGCTACGTCTTTATTTTTTTCGTAAAGTTTTTTCCATCCTTTGTAATTAGGATCATTTTCAACGTCACCACCTTCTGCATAACCAGGCATATTTAATCCTGCAATTCCATTTTGACCTTGAATAGTCGGACCTGTTATAGAACCCCCCATAGCCATAGGAGGCATTCTACCCGCTGGCATTCTACCTTGTGGTTGTTGCATCATAGCTTGTTGCTGCATTTGCTGCATAGCTTGAGCTTGTTGTTGTCTAAGCTGAGCTTGTTCAGGACGTATATCTCCTTCGTATCTAATAGAAGGAGCGTTAGTTTGTAGCTTGTCTTGAAAATTCATCATAATTTAACCTTGGGTTTCTTACCTTATCCGTTTTTTCCTGAGAAATCAAGACTTGGCATGATTACTTTGACGTCTTGAGCCATGTCTTCATTCTTATATCCTTTGGCCTCCCAGTCTTTTCTCTCTTTAAAAACCTCACCTGTTGCTTTGTTTCTGTACGTTGTAATTACTTCTGTCGGCTCTAGTACTGGTATTTCATTCATATTAATCCACTGTTGATTTTTTGATATTTAAAAAGCTAATGCCTACATCTGTAGCACTAGCACTACTAGCACCTACCGTTAATGTTGTTGCTCCTTCAACGATTAAAGGTTGTGTTAATAATTCTTGACTTACATTAGCTGTTAAAGCTACTGTTTTAATAACTGTTATTGAATTATTTGTTATAGTAATAATAGGTGTTCCCGTCGATACAACTCTTAAAGATTTAAGGATGTAAGTCTCACTAATTAGAGGTAGTTGCACACCTCCAGATGTTCCAAACATAGTTTGAGGTGTACTTAAATCTTGTCCTGTTACACCAAAAAATTCGTATTGATTCTGTATAGCCATTAAAATAAAAAGAAGTTAAAAGCTTCTATCTCCTGTTTAATTTCTTGTTGAAACGTTGTATTTAATTTTTCTATAACAGCATCTAAGTCTCTAACTTGGTTAGCAGATACTGCTTCATCATATTCTCTGGATGCTCTTGTTAATGATTGTACAATTTTAGCCATGTAATGTTTCTCCTAGTTGACCTTTGTTCATGTTAACATTCATAATCCCACCTTCAGCTTTACCAAGTCTTGATTTTAAATTATTAAATCTTCCTTGTTCTTCAGCACTTAACAAACCTTTTTCCATTCTTTGTAGTAATAATAAATACTCAGACAACAAAGCGTTTTGTTGATTGTCACCATCACCACCTTCTCTTGGTGCATCTTTAGGTCCTTTAGAAGTAGTAGATGTTGAATTAAAATTACCAAAAGGATTACCAAAAGGATTTCCAAGATTTCCAAATGCACTTTTTACATCTATACCTTTGCCAAACATACCAGCTAAATTATTTACTGTGTTGGCTGTGCTGAGAAGTCCACCAACTTTAGTTCCTCCTAACATTGATGGACCTAAAAGAGTTCCTATTGCTACATTTTTTATTAATTTTCCTAAACCACTATCAAAGAAACCGGGGTTAACTTCTCTAAGACTTGTTCTCATATTTTTAATTTGTGCTTCATGAAAAGTATCTTTTCCTTTTGGTCCAAAACCAGTTTTACTTTTTGGACTATATGTAGTTGTCATTTTGTAATCAGGTATTTTTGCACCTGTTACTCGATTTAATCTTGGTGAGGTTACGGTTACTGTTCTAGGATCTTTACTATGATCTCCACCATCTGTTCTTCCTGCACCACCTCCACCTATACCAGGATTATTAGCACTGGCTGCTTGATTGGCTGCATTACCCATATCTTGTGGTCTGAAACTTGGAATACCATTTACTTTTTTACCAGAGCCCCCAGCTCTTTTAAGCATGGCTGCTTCTTCAGCATTTATATAAGCTAAAAATTCTCCTTTTGGAGCCTTGTTTTTTAAATATTTTAATTTTTTATCTATCATTATCGTCTTCCTCCTGCGTGGACATCTAATCTAAATGTACCCATTTTCCAATTTTCATTAAGTCCTGTATTAGAAATAGTAAGTGCTACAGCTCTAGCTCTAGCTCTAGTGTCTACTTTATCAGTTGTAGATGTAATAGTAAAGGGACCTAAAGATGAACTAGCTGCAGAATCATTAGGATAATCTCTTAAATCTAATTGTACAATAGTATTACCTGCCTGTTCAATAAAGTCAGGAATAAATCTACTAATTCTCATCATGTATTGACCGTCTCCTCTAAAAGTAATTCCTTCTCTTTGATCTTGTGTAATGTCAAAATCACCCGAAGTAATATTTGCAGGAATAGCTACTGTTCCAGCAGTCCCTATTTGATTATTACCAGTTTCGTGTTCATAATATATAGTTGTTCCATCTGTATTGCCAATTACATCATAAGAAACATCATCATCTGCATTGTAAGCTGTGCCATGCGGTAAACCAAATACAGAAGAATCTTCCCAAGTAGTTCTTTTAAATAAAGCACTAGTATTAACGGTCCAAATTTGACGTTGTTGTGTAGAATCTAAATAATTATATGTAACGCATCTATCAACTACATTAGAAGTATTGGTGCAGTACCACCAATTAATTTCACCAAACAAATTATTAATACCTGCATTAATTAATTGATTAGAGGATTCATTAATATCTTCAAAAACAAAATCTTCTACTAAACATTGCATAGATTCTAGTCGTCCAGTGTACCTAAAGAAACCATTGGTTGACATCCAGTAAGCAGCACCATCAACTTCGACAGCTGCATTCTGTCCTATTAGTCCACAGTTAGTACCTACTTGTTCAAAAGCAAATGTAAATGGAGTTCCAACAAATCTCATAGTAAACATAGCTGTATCTGTCCATACATACAAAGCATTTCTACCTAACTGTGCACCCATGATCCGTGATCCATCAGCCAGTCTTTGTGAACCCGCGCTATTGATTGCTGTTGGTGTATATGAATTTATATTTTCTTGATCTGAGAAACGAATAAACATATCATCTTGTGTACCTTTACTACCTATTGTAGTTTCAGTGCCAAAAAATACTAAGTGTCTGTCGGGAGTTGATACCAACATATCACGTGATGCTGTTGGTGCATTAGCAATAATAGTTGCTCTATTATTTGTAGCGTTTAATGCGTCTGCATCCCATTCAAAACATTCACCATTATGTATTAATGCTATAAGTTTACTTCCTAAATTATCTAAGGACCACAGACCAGGATCTGTAATCGAGTCTGTGTTAGAAGCTGGTGATCCCCAACCTGTATAAGATGATGTATTAGTAATTGTTGCAGTAGCTCCATGTGATGCTCTTGTAGAACCTCTTGCTGCTCTTGTAATTCCTGTAATAAATTTATTAGCAACATCTACTCCAGTATAAGAAATTTCTTCTGCTCCTACTAAAATATAATTAGTTCCTGAACTAGGTAAACCTGTTATAGAACTTAAAGTAATAGTTGTAGCATTTCCATTATTACCATTAGCATCGTTAGCTAAAGCTCCATCTAATGTAATTCCTGTTGGAGTTGGTCCAGAAATAGTTCCACCAAATTGTGATATACCCCAACCAAAAGCTCCTAATTGTTCTGCGGGTCCAACTGGATAATAAAAGTTAACAGTTGTACTACCTCCAGTACCACCGGCACCTGTTTCATTTGATCCCATAGTGACATTTATTTGAGTACCACTACCAATTGAAGTAATCATAAATCTTTTATTATCAAAATCTGTTGCTGTAAAATTACTTGTTCCGGGAACCGTGGTGCTTGCTCCACTAATAAAAATAATATCACCGGCCAACATGCCTGATGTAGAAGTTATATTAAATGTAACAGTAGGTGAACCGTTAGTAGTTGTAATAGTAGATCCTGCAAAAGTAGATTTAATCGGATGTATGTCATAAAAAATACCACCAGAATAAACATATAAAATTCTATTGGTTCCTATAGCAGAATAATTAACAGACCCTGTACTAACTAAATGATGTTGTTTTCTAGCGACACCTGTTAATTTATCAGCTCCTAGTTGATTCCAACCACCTATTTTTTCTGGTGATTGATATCTAAATCTAACATTTTCTCCCCCGGTCCATTGTCCTTCGGCACCTGTTGGAGTAATTTGTTTATTAAATCCTGGTAAAAAGGCTATTTTTTGTAGCATATAAAATCCTGTTTACTAGGTACTATATCAGATTGTGAGTGATTTCAATAGGTTTTAAAGCAGAGGGAATCTGTGGTGGATCATCCCTCCGCAAGCTTATTGTATATATTATTTTTTAGGTACTGTAAAGCCTTTAAAATATGCAGGTAAACCTAACATAGGACGCTTGTCATATAAATTTTGTTTAGCATCTTTACCTTTTAAATTATTGTAATGTAAAAATACTTGTGCACAATCTTTACCTTCAAAAGGTTCTCGCCAATGCTCTAATTCACAACCAGAATAAATTAACATGTCACCTGGTTCAAGATTAACTTTAACTCCAGCTTGTCCTTGTTTTCCTGTTGGGTCTAAATATATAGGCCACAAGTCTCCACCTAAGTTTAACGTAGTAGATACTTCACATGAATATCTATCTTTATGTCTTGCTAAGATATCTCCTTTTTTATAAATTCTTGCATAGGAATAAGTAGGACTTAACTTTAGTGAAGTTTCTTTATTCATTTTGTCATTTAATTGACCGAGTAAGGTTTCCATTACCATATCACCATAATGTGAATAAGTATTAGGAACTTGTTCATCATTCCATACACCATGCTCTGTATTAAATGGTGATAAATATTTTTGATCAAATAAAAATCTTGCAGCTGTTCTTTTGTTTAAAAAATATGTGTAAACAAACTCTGCTAGTTCAGGTGATATTGCTGCTTTTAATACTTTATATTTATTTTTCTTGAACGACATTTAATACTCCTTTTGGTATTGCTTGGCAGTTCCAATGTATAAATCTAAACGGTTCTATACCTAAATCAACTATATATTGATGAGGCATATATGACGGAAAGAATATCATTCGACCTGGTTGACATTTATAATGCACCATTGAACTTGCATAGGTTACTTTTGTTTTATCTAATTCAGGTAAAAGATTCATAATATTACCTGCTCTTGGATCTTCAAATAAAGGTAGTGAAGTTTTGTCACTAGCTTTTAAAAAATAAAAACCAGATATATGACCATTCCAATGTGTATGCAATGTATGATGACCGCCTCCACTTTTAGCGAATTCTTGCACCCACATTTCTGTAGTAAATAATTGATGACCACGCATATCAAAACCCATTTCCATTAATAAATTATGTGAAGTTGCACCTATATAATCTGTTAATACTTTAAATTTAGAATCACCTATTAAAGTTGTTGAATGATAAACACTACCTAAATCACCTTTAGTTTTATTTGTTTTGTTACGTTTATCTATATCAGGCTGCATGTTTTTTTTAGCTATGTCAATATAACTATCTGAAGCTTTATTTATTTCATCAACAAATTCTGGTGCATCACCAAACCATATAGGACATTTAAAATAATCTTCTCTATTTAATTGTTGAGGATAAGTTATTGGTTTTGGTTTTTTAATTCTTTTCTTTTTCTTTTTCATATCTTTCCTATTTAAATGGCCATCCAAGGTTCCAGATTACTAGACTATGTCTAATACCACTTTTGACCGGTTTAACTCTATGCCATACATCAGAAGGAAATACAACTAAAGAACCTTTAGATCTTATTTCTTTTAATACATGGGTATTTGCTTTCTTATCTGGATCATGATTTCTATAATCAAATTCTAATTCACCACCTTTATATTCTTTGTCATTAGATAAAGATAAAGTTACAGATAATTTTCTTTGTTTTCCATGTGAGTTAGGTTCTTCTGGTTTATGATAAGCTCTATCCCAACTATCACAATGCCAATCATAGTACTGGCCTTTTTTATATTTTGTAAACTGACAAGACTCAGAAAAACTCCATTCAAAATTCCAATTAGCTTCTCTATTAGCTTGATGAATAAAAGGATGAATTGCATTATAAATCCAACGTTCGTTTAGCCAAACAATATCTGAATCTCTTTTCTTTTTTAAATCTTGTACTTCTTTTTTATTTAATTTTTTATCACCGTAACCACCTGTGACTGCCATTTGATCTTGAATAGATTTTGCATAACGCACAATATCATCGCATACATGATGAGGTATGGCATCTTTAAACCAGTAGTAATAATTTTGTAATTGCATATGTCTTTATAAAGACAATATAAAATAAGATTAACTAATTGTCAATTATTGAAATTTATATCTAATAACAACTATACCAGAACCACCATTAGCACCAGCTATTGGATAATTAGTATTATTAGGACCACCACCGCCACCACCAGTATTTGCAGTTCCTGCAACTCCAATACTTCCATCTGCTTGTCCTATTCCACCACCACCACCAACACCACCAACATTAGCCTCTGGAGCAGGTGTTGTACCTGGAGTAACTCCATCTGAAGCTCCACCACCAGCATAATATCTATAAGAACCACATGGTTCTCCGTTAGCACCAAAAGCTGTAGGAAATCCACCACCAGCTCCACCAGCTGCAATAGCAGGACCAGCATTTGTACCAGCACCTATAAAACCTCCACCTGAACCACCACCACCATCTGGAGCAGATCCTGGTCTAGCACCACCAATCATACCTTGGGCTGGACTTGTTGGAGGAGTATTACCAGCACCAGCAGTTTTGTTTAAACCACCACCCGATGCTCCACCACCTGATCCTCCTGAGTTACCTGGTCCACCGCCACCGCCGTGATAACCACCAGCACCACCGCCAGTTGCTGTTAAACCTAAACCACTTGAATCTGTACCTCTTCTTGTACCAGGATTTGGTTGCGGACCTGTTTGCCCTACATCACCAGCACCTACTACGATTGAATAATCTTGAGTTGTTAATGTTACTGCAGCAACACCTGCTGTTCTTGGAGAACTTGGTCCTGCATTTGTATAAGTTGTTGCAGAAGCTCTGACACCACCTGCACCTCCACCTCCTGGTGCATTACCATTACCACTACCACTTGATCCAGCTCCTGCTACAATTAAATAATCTGCTGCTGAATCTGCTGTAGGTTTACCAACTGCTGCAGTAACACTAAATGGTCCTGAAGCTGTAAATGTATGAATAGCATAATCGCCATCTTCTGTTCTTGTTCCACCTGTTGCTGAAATAAATGAAGGGGTTTGAACCCATGTTCCTGCTCTAACATTTGAATATAATGATTGCATTGACCAAACACCTGGTGCGCTTGCAGCAACTGGAACATTATATGCATCTTCTTTTATTAAAGCATATCCAGCTCCACCACTTCCACCAGTTACACCACCACTAGCTGTTCTTCCACCACCTCCACCACCACCTGTGTTAGCTATTCCTGATGTTCCTGATTCTGGCGCAGGTGCTCCACCTGTTCCATCTCCACCACCACCAATTCCTCCAGAACTTCCAGAAGTAGATGGTCCAGAAGTTCCACCACCTCCACCACCAAAAATTCCACCTACAGAAGCTCCAGCACAT